CCTGTTCGGCGAGACGCTGTGCCTGAACGAGCTGACGCTGAACGGCGGCCAGCAGAACGGCTTCTACGAGTGCAGCGAGCAGGAAACCATCCAGCTCGAGAACCGCCAGGCGCAGTTCGAGGCCAAGGTGGTCGAGCCGGCGCTGAACGACTTCAACATCTACGAAGAGATCGAGGCCGACACCGACGGCGAGCTGAGCTACACGCACGGCACCGTCGCCGGAAACATCGTGCAGTGGGTGGCCCACCACGCACAGATCACCAACCCGCCGCAGCGCGAGGATGACCAGGGCAACATCGTCCTGAGTCTCTCGGGCACGCAGGCGCGCGTCGGCGCCCTGGAATACACGGTTACGGTGCGCTGATCGCGCGCTGCTGAACCCGCGTCACTGGCCCCCGTGTTCTGGGCGCCACCCCAGCCCCGCCGGTTGCAGCCGGCGGGGCGCACTTCAAGAGAGACCGCACATGTCACTTGACCTCAAACGACTGGCTTCCACCATCGTCATCACCGTGCTGGTGCAGTTCCGCACGGAAGACGGCTCCCTGTACCAGGGCGACTTCAAGGGCGTGTTCAAGCGCCTGCCGCAGAACGAAGTCGAAGACATGATCGACGCCGATCCGCCCATGCTGAACAGCGAGATCATCGACAAGGTACTGGTGAGCGTCTCCGGCATCGGCAGCGGCGGCACCGAGCTGCCGGCGGACGAGCAGCTGGCCTGGGTGAAGCAGACCCCCGAGTGTGTGAACGCCGCGGTGGCCGCTTTTTTCAAGGAACTGCGACCGGAGCGCTACAACGAGAAAACCTCCGGCAAGCGGTTGAAGCGTGGCTAGGGCTGCACGGGGATGACCCGGACGACGACGCCGAGTTCATGGCCAGCGAGCTGGCCGAACTCGGCGCCGATCCGGATCAGCTCGCGGCCTGGGAAGACCAGGCCGATGCCGTTCTTGAGGTTGACGACGAGCCGCCCTTCGAACTGTGGCCCGAGAACGTCGAACCGGTGCACGTGCTCACGCTGTGCCAGTGGCAGATGGTCAGCGCGGGCATGGCCGGCGCCCGCTACGCCGGCATCGCCACGGCCGAAGCGATGTCCGTGATGGACGCCCTGCAGATCCCCGCCGACCGCCGCGCCAGCGTGCTGAACGCGCTGCGCTACATGGTCGGCATCGCCCTGCCCCTGCTGAACAAGGAGCGCTGAAATGCGCCTGACCATCGAGCTCAAAGCGGACGGATCCGGCCTGACCGGCACCGTGCGCGTGGCGAAAGCCGAGCTCGATGGGCTGGCCAAGAGCGCCGACAACGTCGGAGCGGCCAGCCGCCGCAGCAGCACTGGGCTTGCTGCCGTCGATACGGCGGCACGTCGCGCAGCCGGCGGGCTGTCGGCGACCGAGTCGGCCGCGCGGCGCACGGGTGCCGCGCTGACCACGGTGGATCGCAACGGCAGCAGTGCCACCCGAAGCGTGCGCGAGCTGGCCAGCGGGGTGTCCACCCTTCAAGGCACGCTGGCCACGCTCGGCATCGCTTTTGTTGCCCGCGAGTTCCTAGGCGCCGGCATGGCCATGAACCGGTTCAACACCTCGCTGGCGGGCGCGACTGGCACTCAGCAGGCTGCCGGGCGCGAGATGGCTTTTCTTCGGGCTGAAGCCGATCGCCTGGGCATCTTTCTGCCCAATCTGATCCAGGGCTACACAGGACTGACGGCCGCGACGCGTGGCACGAACCTGGAAGGCGCCAAGACGCGCGACATCTTCCTGGGCGTTGCCGAGGGCGCGCGGGCCATGAACCTCACCGCCGAGAACACGGCGGGCGTGTTGACGGCCGTGCAGCAGATCGCCGGCAAGGGCGTGGTGAGCATGGAAGAGCTGCGCCTGCAGCTGGGTGACCGCCTGCCGGGCGCCATGCAGATCGCCGCGCGCAGCATGAACATGCCGATGGCCGAGTTCATGAAAATGGTCGCCAGCGGCGAGCTGCTGAGCGAGGTCTTTCTGCCGCGCTTTGCCGAGGAGCTGCGCCGCTCGTCGGCGGCCGGCGTGGAGTTCGCCCGCAACAGCCCGGCGGCCGAGTTCGAGCGGCTGAAGACGGCTGTGTTCGAGTTCGCTGCCGACGGCAGCGGCGGTGCGGTGCTGGAAGCGCTCGCCGGCGGCGCGCGCAGCCTGACGGATGCGCTGCGCGAGGCCACCAGCAGCGGCGCTGCGCAGGCCCTGGGCGAAGGCTTGGCGGCGATCATCCGGCAGCTGGACACGCTGGCTGTGGCGGTCGCCGCCTACTACGGTCTGCAGCTGGGTGCGTACCTGCGCAAGCAGGCGGCCGACCAGCTGGCCGCAGTCGCGGCGACCCAGGCGGCCATCGTCGCCGAGCGTGAGCGCGCTGCTGCGGCGATCGCCACCGCGCAGGCGCGCGCCGGTGAGGTGCAGCAGACCCTGCGCGTGATCGAGGCCGCCCGCGCTGAGCAGGTGGCCAAGCTGGCCCTGGCACGCGCCGAGCTGGACTCGGCGCAGCGCACGCTGGCGGCGACGCAGAACATGATGGCGCTCAGCAGCACCCTGCGCGCCCGCCGCGACGCCACGGAAGCGGTGACCGCTGCGCAGCTGCGCTTGAACACGGTGACCAACGAGCTGGCCATGCTGGGCCGGCAGCAGGTGGCGCTGCAGGGGCAGCTGGCGGGCGCCGCGGCCGCGCAGGTGGCGGCACAGGGGCAGCTGGCGACGGCGATGGGCCGCACGGGTGCCGCCATGCAGCTGCTGCAGCGGGTGGGCACCGGGCTGTGGACGCTGATGGGCGGCTGGACGGGCGTCTCGATCGCCGCCGTGGCCGGCATCTACGCCCTGGTGCAGTCGATGGAGCGCGAGCGCGAGGAGCGCTACGCGAACACGCGCTCGATCGAAGAACTCAACACCCAGATGCGCCGCGAGATCGAGCTGCGCCAGCTGGTGACGGAGGGCAAGGCCAGCGAGGCGAATGCCGCGTACGTGCTCAGCCTGCAGCAGCAGGTGCAGCTGATCGAAGAAACCAACACTCGGCTGGCGCGGCAGCAGGAGATCAACAGCCTGTCGCAGTCCGGGCTGATGAACGTGATCGCCCTCGAAGTGTCCCGCCGGCTGGCGATCAAGGAGACCTCGGAAGAACTGGACCGCGCGAATGCCGCGATCCGGGACCAGTTCTCGCTGATGATCGAGTCGGGCCGCGAGATCCCGCCGATGTACCGCGAGATGGCCGAGGAAGTGCGCGTGTATGGCGAGGCTGCTGCCACGGCGGCGATCTTCGTGGCGAAGCTCCTCTCTCCCGGCTCTGTCGCCCGCGATGCGTCGGCGGACATCGAGGCGCAGCTGAACCAGATCGCCGTGACCGAAGGGCTCACCGACGCCCAGCTGAAGCTGATCGAGAGCCTCGACAAGCGCACCGCGGCCATGGGCAAGTCGCAGGTGCAGCTGCTGCAGATGGAGCGCGCCGAGCAGCTGCTGAAGGCGACCACGCAGGAACAGCGCCGCGAGATCGACGCTGCCTACGGCGCGCTGATCGCCGCGACGCAGGCGCAGGAAGGACTGACCGAAGCCAAGCGCCGCGAGGCCGAGGTGGAGCGCGAGCGCCAGCGCGCCGAGCGCGACGCCGAGCGTGCCCGCGAGGCCAAGCAGCGCGCCATGGAGCGCGAGCAGCAGCTGCGCGATGAAGCGATGGCCGATGCCCAGCAGCTGCTGGGCGATCTGCGCGAAGAGTCCCAGCTGATCGGCCTGTCGGCGGACGAGCTGGAGCGCTTCAACGTCATCAAGCAGCTGAACAATGACCTGACCCGCGCGGGTGTCGACCTGGGGTCGGAAGAGGCCGCGCGCCTGCGTGACCAGGTGACGGCGCAGCTGGCGGCCAACCAGGCGAAGTGGCAGGCGGTGGAGATCGCCGGCGAGTACCAGCGCCGATGGGTGGCCGCGATCGAGGACGTGAGCTTCGCCTTCGCCGAGTTCGCGACCGGGCAGATCCGCAGCCTGAAGGACCTGACCAAGGAGCTGCTGAACATCGTGAAGCGCTGGGTCACGCAGGTACTGGCCGAGCTGATCAAGATCCAGATCGCGAAGTACTTCGGCGGCGCCGGCGGCAACCTGGGTGCCGCGGCCATGTCGATCCTGGGCAGCGCCGGTGGCAGCGGTGGCGGCGGCAGCCTGGTGAGCTCGGGCGCCAGCCTGGTCGGCGGAGGCAGCAGTGGCGGCGGCTTCAACCTGGGCGGCACCGGTACCGGCAGTGCCGTGAACTCCGGGCTGGCCTGGCTGGGCAACAATCCGGCCGCGCAGCAGGCGCTGACCTATGCCCCCTACCTCGCCGCCGCCGGCGGCGCGGCTTACGGCTTCCAGAACCGCGGCGGCAGCAACGGCTCGGGCGGTTCGATTGCGGCCGCGGCCGCATACGGCTATGCCGGCTACGCGCTGGGCACGGTGGCCACGGGCGCTTTGCTTGGCGCCGGCGCGGGCGCTGCGACCGGCGTGGCCGGTGCTGCCGCGGGTGGCGCGGTGGCCGGCGGCGCGGGTGCGGCTGCGGCCATCCCCGTGGTGGGCTGGATCATCGCCGCGCTGGCGCTGATCGACGCTTTCAGCGGCGGCAAGCTGTTCGGCACCCGCTACAAGCCGGACGAGATGACCAGCAGCATCGGCATCCAGGGCGGCGAGGCCTTCACCGAGTCGAGCATCACCGAGGTGCGCAACCGCTCGCTGTTCCGTGGCCGGCAGTGGCGCACCACGGCGCTGCAGGACTCTCCGGAGGCCGTACAGGCCGCGCAGGCGCTGTTCGATGCCGTGGACAAGACCATGACCGACGCAGCGCGCCAGCTGCGCGGCACGGCGCCCGAGCTGATCGATATCGCCATCCGCACGGTGCAGGACTTCGACAGCAAGGGCCGCGCCACGACGTCGAAGCTGTTCGTCGACGTGCTGGGCCGCAGCTGGGAGGAAGCCACCCAGGAGCTGGCGGCCACGCGCATCACGGCCGAGGCGATCATCTCGACGATCGACCAGGTGATGGGCACCACCGTGCAGGCCGTAGCGCAGGGGGCTGGCGAGGCCTTCCGCCAGGGCGTGGAGAACGGCTTGGGCGGCGGTGGCGACGGCGCCGATCGCGTGGGCGAGTACGTCACGGCGCAGATCAAGTCCGCGACGGCCGGCGTGATGGGCGAGGCCTCGGCGATCGCCGAGCGCTGGCGCGACGATGCCGAGCAGCTGCTGGCCGGCGCGCAGTTCCTGCTGATGGCGGCCAGCGAGATCCGCCGCGGCGCGGGCCTGCTGGGCGAGGCCGGCAGCCTGACCGACATCACCAACCTGATCGAGGACCTGCAGCGCGGTGAGGAGACCCTGGTGCAGACCTACCAGCGCGTGGCGCAGGCCGCGCAGCTGCTGGACCAGGCGCTGACCATGTCGGGCGTGGAGATCGATGCGACGCGCGAGCAGCTGGTCCGCTTCGCTGTCGATATCGCCGACGCCGCCGGCGGCATCGAGCGCGCGCAGCAGCTGTGGAGCACGTTCTTCGAGCGCTTCTACACCGACAGCGAGCGCGCGGCGGTGCAGTCGAACCAGCTGGGCGACTTCGCCCGCGGCCAGTTCGGCGAGATCGGCCTGGACCTCGACGCCTTCACCGGCACGGGCGGCGCTGCCCTCTTCCGGCAGCTGTTCGAGGAGGCCCTGCCGACGCTGTCGGCCGATGCCGTGGTGCAGTGGCTGGAGGCCGCCGAGGCGCTGGCGATGGTGCTGGACGCGCAGGCGCAGTACACCGCTGCGATCCAGCAGCAGGTGGCCGCCCAGCTGCAGGCGATCGCCGAGTACGAGGCGGCCGCCCAGACCGTGCGCGACGAGCTGGCCGAGGCCGGCATGTCGGAGTTCTCGATCGCGCTGCGCGATATCGCGCGCTGGACGGAAGACACGACGGCCGAGCTGAACAATGCGGCCCGCGCGGCGGGCTTTCAGGCGGCGGCCGAGGAGGACCTGGCCGCGGTGCACCAGGTGGCGGCGAACCGCGCGGCGGCGGCGATCCGCCAGCTGATGAGCGCGGCCGGCGATCTGGTGGCGGAGCTGTACGGCACGCCGCTGGACCAGATCAACGCCCAGATCACCGCGATCGAGGGCATGTACCAGTCGCAGGTGGACGGCCTGAACGCCGTCGGTCAGGCCGCCGAGGATGTGTACGGCGCGCAGCTGGCGGCGCTGCAGGAGATCCAGCAGTGGCTGGACGCGCAGCGCTTCGGCGACACCTCCACGCTGACGCCGCAGGAGCGCATCGCCGAGGCGCGCCGGCAGTTCGAGGCGCTGCTGCCGGCAGCGCAGTCGGGCGACGTGGAGGCGCTGCGGCAGATCACCCAGCTGGGCGACACGCTGCTGCGTGAAGGGCGCAGCTTCTACGCCAGCAGCGAGCCCTTCACCGAGCTCGAGGCTTTCGTGCGCGGCGCGCTGCAGGGGCTGGTGGATGCCGGCCCGACCGCGCAGCCGCTGGGCCCGAACACGGGCGGCAGCACGGGCGGCGGCGGCTTTAGCCAGGGCATTTCGCCCGACCTGCAGGCGCTGTACGCCGAGCGCGATGCGCTGATGGCGCAGCAGGAGGCCGAGCGCCGCGCAGCACTGGTGGCAGAGCTGTCGCAGATGATCCGCGAGCTGATTCAGGCCACCGGCCAGCCGCTGGAAGAGATCGCCGCGGCCATCGGCCTGAACCTGGCCGACCTCGCCGGCGACCTGGGCATCAACCTGCAGGAGCTGTCGGTAGCCACCGCCACGGGGCTGGTCGACATGGCGCGCCAGCTGGGCGTGGACGTGGCCGAGCTGGCCACTGCTGTGGGCGTGAGCCTGGGCGACCTGGGCGACCGTCAGAGCCTGCTGAACCAGGCGCTGGACGAGACGCTGGAGAGCATCCCCGAGGAGTTCCGCACGCAGCTGCGGCAGCCGCTGGAGGACATCCGCAACGCCACCAACGCCGCCGACGCGAATGCGGCGCTGGATGACCTGATCGGCGTGAGCCGCGGCTTCCCGGCTGGCATTCGCGACCTGCTGGCGCCCTACTTCGCCGGCTTGGACCCGAGCCAGACGATCACCGAGCTGGGCACGCTGCGGACGATCAGCACCGTCGGCCAGCAGCAGCTGGACGTGCTGCAGGACATCCTGGTCGCGCTGCGGCCGGAGAGCGCCACGACGGCGCCGATCGAGCCCGGCGGCACGCGGCCGGATGGGCTGGGCGGTGTGCCGCCGCCACCCCCTGCCCCCCTTCCGGAATCCGGCGCCGGAGGCGGTGGCGGCCTGCTGTCGGTCGAGTCGCCCGAGCTGGCCACCGAGCTGCGCGCGATCAACGAGCAGATCCAGCGAAGCCTGGAGGCCCTGGGCGAGCGCGTGCGCGAGGTCGAGCGCGCGGTGCACGACTCCACCGAATCGAACGAAGCCACCCAGCGGGCGCTCGGCGACCTGCTGCGCATGAGGTAAGCCATGAGCACCGAATTCCCGACCGACCTGGACGAGTTCCTGGCCATCGCCGACAACCCGGCGATGAACGCCACCGGCCGCACGGCCACGCAGGTGGTCGGCCAGCTGCAGGCCGCTCTCGCGGCGGTGCAGGCCGTGATCGGCGTCAACGGCAGCACGGTGGACGGCACGGTGCAGAAGCGCCTGGCTGACCTGTTCGCCGCCGTCGGCGCTCCGGTGGTGGTGAGCGGCACCGCACCGGAAGACCCGGACGAGGGCGCGATCTGGCTGGACACCAGCGGCGAGGCGCCGGTGCTGAAGGTGTGGGTGGATGGAAGCCCGGGGGCGTGGGTGGCGGCGGGTGGCGGCGCAGGATCTGGCGTGCGCCCGATTACTGCGGGCTTCAACGGCGGCCGCGTCAATGGGGTCGACCAGCCGCTGACGGTGGGGCTGCGCGAAGAAGCCCGCGCCATCGTCGGCTTGCAGCCCGTGCAGTGGACCTTGCTGCCGAAGGCGGGCAGCACCGGCGACATCACGGTCGAGGTGCGCACGCGGCCGTTCAGCAGCGGCACGTTCGCGGCCATCACCGACGGCGCGCCGCCGAGCATTTCGTCTGGCGCACGCGGCAGCGGGTCGGCCGCCGCCTGGGACGCCATCAACGAAGGCGACCTGATCGAGTTCGAAGTCACCGCCGTGACTGGCACCGTCACCGGAATCACCCTGATAATCGAGGCAACCGAATCATGAGCGTGACCGTCTACCGCAGCACCGACGCCGGCGCGCCGGTGCTCAATGGCACCAGCGGCAACGGGCTGGTCAACCTCTTCGACACCTGCCTCGTGGGCTCGGGCACCGCCTACGGATCGTTGCCCAAGAAGGGCTGGACAAAGCCCTACAGCGGCGCGAACAAGGGCGTCTATCTCACCGTCGACGGCGGCTGCTACCTGCGCGTGATGCACGACGGCAGCAACACCGGCGGCTTCCGCGAGGCGCTTGTCCGTGCCGCCGAGGGCGCGACGGACGTGGATACCCTCGTCGATCAATTCCCGTCCACGTCGGACGTGGCGGCCGGCAGCGAGACGTGGCGAATCTCCGACACGCTCGATACGACCGCCCGCGCCTGGGTGCTGATCGCGTCAGAGAACTGGTTCACGCTGCATGTGATGTTCGGCAACAGCGCAAACATCAATGACCAGTACCTCTTCGGGAAGTATTCGCCGATCGAAGCCGACAACGACTGGTCTTATCTGATTTCGGTCAGGAACTCATCGAACGCAACCACGCAAACGCAAGCAGCCAGCGTCTTCACTCCGACGATTACCCAGTTCACGGCGCGCTTGTTCCTCATGCGCACGCCTGACGGCTCGGTCAAAGCCCCGAGGGGGCAATTTGTCACACCGTCGGCAAGTAGCGCGGCAGGCGGATTGGCAGGGCTGGCGGGTCCGCCAATTCCGGACACTGCCGGCAGGATCAAGATCGCGCCACCGACTCTTTGGGTTAACGGACAGGCCGGGACAACCGCACTGAACCAGTCGCTGTGTGGCTTCTTCCCAAACCTTTGGAGCCCGATGCATAACTCAACAGCCGTCGGCTCAGCTGCCGTTTTC